TATCCATTCATTGCAGATGAATTTCCAGGCAAAATCGATTGGGATTTAAAACAAGTCAAATTACTTTCAATTGATATTGAATGTGAAAGTGAAAATGGTTTCCCTAATCCTGATGATGCGGCTGAACCTTTAATCTGTATCACAGTAAAAGACCACACATCAAAAAAGATTATTGTTTTCGGCATAGGCAGTTTTGTTAATGATAGAGAAGATGTACAATATATTGATTGTGTAACTGAAACCGGTTTAGTCGAAACATTCACAAAGTTTTGGGTCGAATACAATCCTGATATTATCACTGGTTGGAATGTAAAGTTCTTTGACATACCTTATCTGATGAATCGCTTTCGTTATCTTATGGGTGATAAGTGGGTTAATCAATTCAGTCCGTGGGGTGTTGTTGAACAGCGTTCTGCAGCTGTTTTGTTTGCTTCACGGGAACAACAAGTATGGAATATAATGGGTGTTGATATTCTCGATTACCTTGACTTGTATCGTAAACATACTTTTGTTAGACGAGAGAGTTACAAACTAGACCATATCGGTGAAGTCGAACTTGGCCAAAACAAATTAGAGAATCCGTATGATACTTTCAAAGAATTTTATCAGAACGATTATCAGCGATTTGTAGAATATAATATTCAAGATGTAGAATTGGTTGATAAGTTAGAAGATAAAATGCAGTTGATTGCTTTGCATTTGACAATGGCTTATGAGGCGAAAGTGAATTATCAAGATGTGTTCGGTCAAGTAAGAATATGGGATTGTATTATCTACCATCACTTGCGTTCAAAGAATATTGTTCCGCCTGCGATACAAGAATCAAAATCATCCAGTGGTTATGAAGGTGCATATGTTAAAGACCCTATTGTTGGTTTTCACGATTGGATTGCAAGTTTTGATTTGAACAGTTTGTATCCACACTTGATTATGCAATACAATATATCTCCTGAAACAATGGTTGGGTTTGAACCTAATCGTGTGAATGTAGAAAATATGTTGAATCAAGAATCTGATTTATCTGACTTAGATGGTAGAACGATAACACCAAATGGCGCTCAGTTTAGAACAGACAAACGAGGCTTTCTTCCAGAGTTGATGGATACTTTGTATCAAGAACGAGTTATCTATAAAAAGAAGATGTTGGAAGCGAAGTCCTTGTATCAACAGACAGGCGATAAGAAGTATTGGTTTGAGATTGCAAAGAATCATAACATTCAGTTGGCAAGAAAGATTGCTTTGAATAGTGCTTATGGTGCTATCGGCAATCAGTACTTTAGATATTTTGATGTTCGCCACGCAGAAGGTATTACAATGGCAGGACAATTAACAATTCGTTGGATTGAAAGAGATGTTAATGAGTTTTTAAATAAGATGTTAAAGACAACAAATGTATCTTATGTTGTTGCTTCAGATACAGATTCTATCTATATTCGTTTGGGGGAAGTTGTTAATCGAATATTCAAAGACACATCTAACACAAGAAAGGTTGTAAGAATCATGGATAAGTTTTGTGAGGAAACATTACAACCACAAATCGATAAATCTTTTGACAAACTTGCTAAATATGTAAATGCATATGAGCAAAAGATGATTATGAAACGAGAAGTGATTGCAGATAAAGCTATCTGGACTGCAAAGAAAAGATATATTCTGAATGTGTTTAATGAAGAAGGTGTTGAATTAAAAGAACCTAAACTAAAGATTATGGGTATTGAGGCAGTTAAGAGTTCTACTCCTGCGGCTTGTCGAGATAAAATTAAAGAGGCGTTAAAAGTTATTATGACTAAAGACGAACCGGCGTTGATACAATTTATAGATGATTTCAGGCAAAAGTTTAAAAAGTTATCACCAGAAGAAATTGCTTATCCTCGTTCATGTAATAATCTTAAAAAGTACAGTTCGAGAACAACAATATATCAAAAGTCAACACCAATTCATGTGAGAGGTTCTTTGTTATATAATAATTTATTAAAGAAAAAGAAGTTGAAAAAATACGAACAAATTCAAGAAGGCGATAAGGTTAAATTTATTCAACTGAAAGAACCTAATCCGTTGAGAGAAAATGTAATATCTTTCATCGGTGCTTTGCCAAAAGAGTTTGATTTGCACAAATATATTGATTATGACAATCAGTTCGATAAATCGTTTTTAGAACCATTAAGATTTATTGTTAATGCAATCGATTGGAGTTTTGAACGACAATCAACATTGGAAGAGTTTTTCTAATGACAGAAGAAGAACTAAAAGATTTTATGGAATATTTTAAAAATGAATTACCAGACCCAGAACACCACCCACAAAAGGCGATATGGTTAATGAAATGGTATCAGTCAATTGTTTTAAGGAATAGGAATGAAGATACAAACAGAATCGGCGACTAAAACAGCAAACATTATTATTGATTTTTTCAGTAATATTGACCGAATTGATGATTATTTTCGGTTAAGAAAGATTGAAAGAGTTAAAAATTTACCAGCACCAATTCCTGGTTTCGGTTTAGAAGATGATATGTTTCAAAATTATGATATGCATCCTGAGGATATGGACATTGAGGTTGCTCAGATTGACAATCAAACATTCAATGCAATGCTTGAGAAGGTTGCTAGTTTTAGTCCAGACCAAGCACCAGGCAAAGAACTTAAATTGGTAGTCAAAGAAAAGAATACAAATACATTATTGGGTTTTATTAAATTGGGCTCGCCAATCATTAATTCTAAACCAAGAAATAATTATCTTGGTGATGTGCCGGAGTTGACAATCTTTAATCAAAGAGCGATAATGGGTTTTGTTATTGTTCCAGTACAACCATTTGGATATAATTATCTTGGTGGTAAATTAATGGCGCTGATTTGTACATCTCATAAAGTTAGAGAGATGTTAAACGATAAGTACGAAACAGAATTTTGTTTATTTGAAACTACAAGTCTTTATGGAAATATTAAAGGTATGTCCATGTATGATGGACTAAAACCATTTTTGAGATTTAAAGGAGATACAGAATCTAAGTTTGTACCAACACTCGGTGAAGAGGCTTATGCTTCGTGTAAGAAAATTATTGAAGATGATGTTCAAGGTGAAATAATACACAAAGATGCTTCAAGTCGTAAGTTAAAAATTACTACGAAAATGATTTCATTAATTAAATCTTCATTAAAAGAAACAGATATGGAACTACACGATAAGTTTGTGTCTGCTATTAAAAAAGCAGAAAGCGTTACTACACAGAAAAGATTTTATATGTCAGACTATGGTTATGAAAATACCAGAGATGTTTTGTTAGGCAAAACAGAAACATTAATTAAAGGTCCGAATTATCATAAACACGATTTAGAAAACATCATAAGCTGGTGGAAAAGAAAAGCATCAAGTAGATATAATAAACTGAAATCAGAAGATAGAATAAGAGAAGAATTAGAAGTATGGAATGCCGACACTATGAATAAGATTGATATAATAAGATGAACCTTTTCAACCTAGATAGACAATTAAATAAAACTGTTAGGATACTTTTGTACCCTAATATTACTTTTCAGGAAGACTTAGAAAAAGATTCCTATATCCAGGTTATTAAAAATCAAATTAAATTGTTAAACGAAATTCGTGATGATTTGTGGTTCTATCTTATTTTGCCTTGTTCAGTTCCATCTTTGGCGTTTGATAATGTAACACAATATTATACAGATTTTGAAACATACCCTCCGACAATGAGGTCAAACTTCAGCGTAAAAGATATTAAAAAAATATTAAATAGTGATTTAGATTTTGATATAGTAATGACACATCTACCAGAACACACACACGCATTAAAAAATACAATGTATAATATAACTCACCACACTCCACCAATGTTTGGTTATTGTCATTGGTTTGACTTGAAAGATGTGGTCGCCTGGAGTAAAGATAGTTTCTTACAAAACATTACAGGACTATTGGAGTATGAAAGGTGTTATTTAAATACACAACATCAAAAAGACTTAGTTATAAATCAAGCAAAAGAAACCTTTAATGATAAGACGATTGAAAAACTAGATGATATTTTAACTGTACAACATTTGGGAGTTAATAAGGGCGATATTGTGTCTGAAATAAATGAAAGTCCTGAAAAGATTATTGTGTTTAATCACAGACCAGATACTTACAAACATTTCAAACAGTTCATAGCTCTAACAGATAAGTTGTGGGAAACAAGACAAGACTTTAAAGTATGGATACCATTATTAGATAAACCAAATAGAGATTATGTGATTACTGACAAGGGTAATAAACAATGGTATTACAATAGGCTTAAAGATTGT